ATTACGATCTATATCGTAATGCAAAAATGCACAAATATATAATTAAAGAAGTTAAAGATAATTTAATGGAATAAATTGCCTGGTTAGCTCAGGGGTAGAGCGTCTCGTTTACACCGAGAGGGTCGGCGGTTCGAAACCGTCACCAGGTACCAAACAACATGACCAAAGTAATTGTAAACGGAACATTTGATATACTGCATCGTGGGCATTTGGAAATGTTACATTATGCAAAAAGTCAAGGTGACTATCTTTTAGTTTGTATCGATTCCGACGAACGTGTTCGACAACTTAAAGGCGCCACCCGTCCCATAAACAACCAAAGTGATAGACAGTTCATGCTGAACAGTTTAAAATGTGTAGACTATGTGAAGATCTTTAATACACAGGAAGAGTTAGTAGAGCTAATTAAACTGTACAAACCAGACATCATGGTGAAAGGCAGTGACTGGCGTGGCAAAAGCATAGTGGCACAACAACATGTTAATCAAGTGATATTTTATGACAGAGTCGGTGAATACTCAACAACAAAAACAATTCAAGATATTGCTAATAGGCGATAACTGTACTGATGTTTATCAGTACGGCACGGTGGATCGTTTGAGTCCAGAAGCACCTGTTCCTGTATTTGTTCCTACCTATACAGAAACCCGTGCTGGCATGGCCGGCAATGTGTTCAATAACTTGGAAGCGTTGGGCTGTGATGTGAACTATTTGCATGGCGAAACCAGTACCAAAACTAGACTGATAGACCAGCGCAGCAAACAACAGATTGTTCGCATTGATAAGGATGTGGAATCAACAGCTATCACATTTGAAACAGCTATACCCAACACATATGATGCTGTGGTTATCAGTGACTATAACAAAGGCACTGTTAGTTACGAACTGATGGAAGAAATTATTGCCACAGTCAAATGCCCGGTGTTCATTGACACTAAGAAAACAGACTTGTCTCGCCTACAAGGCGCATGGGTAAAGATCAACGAACTTGAACACAGCAAACTCACTAGTGAATGCAGTGGACTCATTGTTACCCGCGGCGACAAAGGTGCTAGTGTGTTGTATCATGACATCAGTAGACCAGCTCCCCGTGTGGAAGTTGCAGATGTTACTGGTGCTGGTGACACATTCCTTGCAGCGTTTGCATATCAATACATCAGCACAAAAAACTTGCTACAGTCAACCAGTTTTGCCATTGCTGCGAGTGCGGTCACTGTACAGCACTTTGGTTGTTACTCTCCTACAATAACAGAACTATGAATATATTATTAACTGGTTACAAAGGTTTTATTGGTAGTCACATGTTGACAGCATTGGAGTCTGCTGGACACAATGTAAGCACGTACGAATGGGGCGAGAGCAATCTTCCCAGTGTACTGGAACAAGATTGGGTAATCCATATTGGTGCTATCAGTAGTACTACCGAACGAGATGTAGATAAAGTACTGAGACAAAATTTTGATTTCAGCAGACAACTGTACAACGCCTGTAAAACATACGGAGTTAATTTTCAATACTCCAGTAGTGCAAGTGTTTACGGGTTGACCAGTACTTTTAGAGAAGATGCACCTGTTGATCCACGTACTCCTTATGCGTGGAGCAAATACTTGTTTGAACGCTATGTTCGTGAGCATCCAGCGGGTGCGGTTGTGCAAGGTTTTCGATACTTTAATGTGTATGGCCCCGAAGGTGAAGAACACAAAGGCGATCAAGCAAGTCCATATTATAAATTTACAAAACAAGCCAAAACAAACGGCATTATTAAAGTGTTCGATAACAGTGGAAATTATCATAGAGATTTTATTCACGTGTCCGATATAGTTAACGCTCATCTTAAATTTTTAAATATCCAAGAGTCAGGACTTTGGAATCTAGGCACAGGCAAAACTAAAAGTTTTTTAGAAATTGCATCTGAGATAGGAAAAGAATATCCGTCAGTGGTAGAGCAAATAGCAATGCCTGACAATTTGAAAGACTCGTATCAAAAGTACACTTGTGCTGATATGAGCAAGTTTAATGCAACGGTGGCAGAGAGGTCCAATGCACGGGATTGCAAATCCTGAAAACCGGGGGTTCAAATCCCTCCCGTTGCTCCAATTGATATTGCATATAAATATACAATGTCACCATTTGTATATATTGATATTAAGAATCAACAATTGATATCTGATAAACTGTATAATTTTGTTATTAGTAAAACTAATATAATTCAAAATTGTTACAGTTGGAATACTTTAAATCTTGCTGAATTAAAAAATCATGTTCCTGAATTGTTTTTAGAATTGGAAAAATTCATAGGTTCCAATATAGTAATGGCAGCAGTAGTGTGTCGATGTCCATACAATGGGGGCGAGCCGCACATTGATTATAATAAAGCAGCTAGAGTATTATTTCCGATTAAAAATTATTTAGGGTCTTATACTAAATTTTATGATCTAAACGGAAATAGTATAATTGAAAAAACAGGAAATAACGGACATAAATGGTTTGAACATAGCAAAGAATTTCCATTAATAGAAACACATTCTGCTGAATTAATTAAGCCTATTATTTTTGACAGTGGAATAATGCACGGGATTGTTGTAAATCCAAATTGCTTGGAACATAGATTAACCCTCACAGTAAAATTTATAAAAGACATCAGATCTTATCTTAAATAAGAATAAAACATGTGCTAGTTCATTCTAACTAGATGGTGGAAGCGTCACTAACCAGTGGCCCCTATTAGGATGCTAACAGCAATTTTATTTCACTGCAAATGAAGAAAATGCATCCTGTTTAGCCAAAATACATAGACACAGATTTGATTCTGTACTATAATAGATACATAGCAAGCAATAATGCTTGTAAGAGTTTTAGGATCGGTACAGCAAACATTCATATACTATGGATTGTTAGACACTGTGGTAGTTGGTGGAGCAGAGTGCGTAAAAACACCGAGCGTTGAAGGCAACTATTGAAACAAGACTAACGAGCACAGAGTGATGGCCTGTGTAAAATAAAAGCAGTCAACAACGATCCTGTTTAGTCATAGGATGACTACAGCAATTTAAAACCTAAATTACTGCTATAGAAGGTGGTTGAGAAACACAGTAGCAATACTGTTCTAGAAATAGACGCTCAAGAAATAGATAGGTCCGGAGAATCTGGAATATGATTTACATACAGAAAAACATGTAATAGACAACATGAATTGTTGTTAGGGTCTGGGTGCTGTAATTAGCCAGACCAGAAAATAAACAAATTGGCACGATCATCCTGTTAAAGTTTTAGAATGTTAACAGCAACTTTAAATTTCAACTATAATCGAAAATAAAATACATTCTGTAAAGGAAATAAAATGAACGCATTTGTAACAGCAGTAGCTAATCAAGAAGCCCGTACCGCAAACGGTATGAAGGCTCGTAAGTCAACAGCTTCGGCTTGTGTCGACCTGTTCTACAACATCGGCGCAAGCCGTGGTAAGGACATCACAGGCGACTTCACCGCCGCTTATGTGGAAAACCCAGACGTAGCACTACGCATCGCACAATGGGCACGTGATGTGCGTGGTGGTGCAGGTGAACGTCAACTGTTCCGCGACATTCTAGTTCATCTAGAAAAGCGTGACCCAGACGCCGCTTTGGCTCTGTTGAAGAAGGTTCCAGAAGTGGGCCGTTGGGATGATATCTTTGTCTTCCAATCACCAGTGTTGAAGTCAGCCGCTTATACCATGTTGGGTGATGCCCTACGTGCTAAGAACGGGTTGGCTGCAAAGTGGACTCCTCGTAAGGGCCAAATCGCGGCTGAAGTACGAGCATTCTTCGGAATGTCTCCGAAGCAATACCGTAAGAGCCTAGTTGGTATGACCACAGTTGTGGAAACACAAATGTGTGCAGGCGATTGGGACAACATCAACTTTAGCCATGTTCCTAGTGTAGCTTCTCGAATCTACAAGAAGGCATTCAATCGTCACAGCCCAGCGTTTGCTGAGTATGTTGCCAAGTTGGTAAGTGGTGACAAGACTGTGAAGGTTAACGCCAACGCAATCTTCCCACATGATGTGTTGAAGGGTGTTATCGGTTCTTACCGTGCAAGTTTGAACAAGACAGAAACTGACCATGTGATCGCACAATGGGACGCTCTGCCTAACTACGTTGGAGATGCCAGCATCATGCCAATCGTAGACGTTAGCGGTTCTATGAGTTGCCCAGCAGGAAAGAACACTAATGTGACTTGTATGGATGTTTCAATCAGCTTGGGCTTGTACCTAGCAGACAAGAACAAGGGTGTGTTCAAGGACACATTCTTGACTTTCTCTAGCAAGCCACAACTGGTTACTCTAAAGGGTAACATTGTTGACAAGGTTGCTCAAATGAGCAAGAGTGATTGGGACATGAGCACTAACTTGCATGCGGCTATGGACAAGATCCTAGACGTTGCGGTTAAGGGTTCAGTACCAGCTAGCGACATGCCAGCCATGTTGCTGATCTTGAGTGACATGCAGTTTAACCAATGCGCCAAGTTTGACGACAGCGCAATGCAAATGATCGAACGCAAGTTTGAAGACGCAGGTTACACTGTGCCACAGATTGTTTTCTGGAACCTAAACAGTTCAGACAACGTACCTGTGGTGTCAGACAAGAGTGGTGCCGCATTGGTAAGTGGATTTAGTCCAAGTATAATGACTAGCTTGCTAGCCGCTGATTTGGATCAATTCACTCCAGAAGGCATCATGCTTAAGACTGTAATGAGTGATCGTTACACTCTTTAATTTGTTGTAGAGATACAACACTAAACCCAGTCAGCCCAGGTTGACTGGGTTTCTTTTTGATGCTATAATACATACTTAAACAAACAACTGGAGTGACATATGGCAGGCAAAGCAAAATCGGTTTACTTAACAATAACCAAAAAAGATTCTTTTAAGACAGAATTTACTAGGGTATTCTTTAATGCGAAAGATTATAATGAGTATGTCAAAACAGAAGAATTTAAAGCTAAATGGCCAGACACTGAATTTAACATTGTAAAAGAAACATATTGAACAGAAAGAGAGCAGATCATGGGTTGGAAAATTTTAGGTAGAACAGCAGACTTGTATCAAGGATACGGCCCTATCCCAAAAATGGAAGGCCCGTTTTCTTTTAGCGGACGTATCTTGTATTACGATCCAAAAGAAGGCAAGTACTGGGATCCCAAAACCGATTTCTATGTGCCGCATGAAGAATATTTTAGATTGGTGGGAATGATTTGATAGAAGTAATATATAACAGTGAGTCAAAAGAATTCGAAGACTTAACCCAAGCAATGGCTTGGGCTAAAGTAATAGGTAAATTTGTAACAATACGAATTGCCGGAATGGAACTTGTAGGCAAATTTGGTGTTGACTCCATTGTAGACGGTAAGTGCCCTGATGGTGTTGCTTACGATTGGAGCAAGGCATCACGTATTGGACGAGTAAAGAAAGAGAGAACATAATGCCATGGATTGAAAATGTGGCCGCCGCTGATATCCCAACGGGGTTTCATCATGCGGCTGGCCCTAATAGTATGTTGATCAGTATAGTTGATCCTGCCAGTTGGCGTCCAACTGCCAAGCATGAATTCAAAGAGCGTCATGACTTTGAGTTCTTGGATATTGAAGAAAAGGACTTTGCACTTGATGAAGCTATGCGGTGTAGCCATGAGCAAGCGGCTGAACTTGTCCGTTTATTGCAACATGCTCTTGACAACAGGATGAATGTTGTAGTACACTGTTTTGCTGGCATATGCCGTAGTGGTGCAGTTTGCGAAGTTGGTGTGGCAATGGGCTTCAAGGACACTGAACGTTTCCGTGCACCAAACTTGCTGGTCAAGCATCGCATGATGAAAGCATTGGGTTGGACATATGACGCAGACGAAAAGCCAGTACCTCTGGCAGGCGACGAGTTTATGCGACAAGATGGAGATATCTAATGCATTTGAGCAAAGAAGAAGTATTAAAAATTTTGGAAGTCATGGAGAAGTTTCCTGAAGCAGGTTGTTTTGAGTTAAATCAAGATAATGATTCTGGAATCGGATCCATAACTACCCTAACAGTGTTCACAGAGATGCACGGATTTGAAGGCAAATTCGCAATTGAAATCTCAGGAATCGAGAACTGGTAATGCCAAAATGTTATCAACTAATAGGTGTGCCGGGTGCAGGTAAAAGTACCTGGGTTAAACATCAAGAGTGGGCGTTAGGGCTGACTATAGTTAATACCGACGCATTTGTAGAAGACTATGCAAGAACACAGGGTAAGACCTATTCGGAAGTGTTTGTAGAATACATGCCCACAGCAATTGACCTAATGATCGAACAGGTTGTGTTTGCACGTGAACACAGTCATACTATAATTTGGGATCAAACCAGCACTACTGTTAAAAGTCGTGCTCGTAAGTTTAACATGTTGCCCGACTACTATCACATTGCTGTGGTGTTTCGTACTCCCGAACATAAAGAACTTGTGCGTCGATTGTTTAGCCGGCCAGGCAAAGACATTCCTGATCATGTGGTTGCCAGCATGATTGCCAGTTGGGAAGAACCTACTGAAGCAGAAGGCTTTAAAGAAATTTGGCGAGTTTGACAAAATCAAAATTTGATTTTATAATACTATATTAAACAATGAAAGGAGGGCATAATGCCTAGTGTATTTTTAGTCAGCGACACGCATTTCGGACACACCGGCGTTTGCCGCTTCACACGTAACGATGGTGTTACAAAGTTAAGGCCGTGGGATAGTCCTGAGGAAATGGACGAGGCAATGGTCAAGTCTTGGAACGAACGGGTAAAGCCCACTGACAAGGTGTACCATTTAGGTGATGTTGTTATTAATCGTAAAGCGTTAAAAGTCTTATCCAGACTTAACGGCGACAAGGTTTTGATTCGTGGTAACCACGATATCTTTAGAGATGACGAGTATCGGCAGTACTTTAGAGAACTTAGAGCTTATCACGTTATGAACGGTATGATCTTAAGTCATATCCCATTACATTCAGATTCAATGGGTCGTTTTGGCACTAACATTCACGGACATACTCACGCAAATCGTGTGAAACGAGCCCGGGGAGTCGATGCTAGAACTGGAGAAGTTCTGTACAGCGATGAGAACGATGTGCGCTACCATTGTGTATGCGTGGAACAAACTCCAGACTTTGCTCCGATTCTGTTTGAAGATGTCATAAAGAACATTGAAGCAGAAGGTGGAAGTGTAGGATTTAAGAATGGTAACGGTCCTACTATGTAATAATAGTAGTACTTTAATAGGGCCTTCGGGCTCTATTTTTTTGGCTATAGCTTCTGTATATTCGAATAAATACACTTATAGAATAACGGAGATAGCCCATGTCGCTACGTATTAGACGCGGAACAGACGCCCAAAGAAAAACAGTTCAACTTGATTCAGGCGAATTAGCCTATACTACTGATACTCAACAGCTTTTTGTTGGAGATGGTACTACTATTGGTGGACGCAACATTTTAACTACATCAGCTGGATCGGGATTAATTTTTGATAACCTTACTCAAACATTAAAACTTCAAAATCCAAGCGGTATAACATCAGTATCGCAGGATACGTCTCCTAGTATTGGAGGGAATTTAGACTTAAATAGTTTTAGTATTATTGGCACTGGAAATATAAGTGTTATGGGATACTTTGCTGCTAGGCAACATATAAATGCCTCGCCGGCAGCATCACTGGCGGCTCAACGAAGCAGAGGTACTGCAGTATCTCCACTTACTGTTAATGCAGCTGACTATCTTGGTGGATTTTCTTTTTCAGGATATACTTCTAGCACAAATTATGCGCGAGCTAGTACTATTTCAGCCTTGGTATCATCTAGATACCCAGTAACTTCCACAGTAGTACCCGGTAAAATAGAATTCTATACAAATGATAACGCTGGTATTTCGAATAAAGTAATGGATTTAGATGCAGATCAAGGTGTTAGACATTATCAAACTAATCCTGGAACTACTGCCCTGGCGGCATACTCGTATCTTTCACAAGGTGCAGCAGCTTCATTTACAAATTTTGGTAGGTACTCTGGAACTGTGTTATCACCCACCGTTGTAGCAACTGGCGATCAAATACATGCATTAAGATTCCAAGGATATGATGGTACCAATTTAATAGTAGGTTCTCAGATTACATCAACAATCTACGGTGCTATTACCGCAGGTTCGGTAAGATCTGATATAAAAATTCAATGTAGAAATGTAGCCGGTATAATGTCCACTACAACTACATTTTTATCAGATCGTACTACATTTGCTGTTATGCCAGTATTGCCCACTTACGCAGGGACAGCGGCTGCTACAGCTGCGGTTGGGACAGCTATAAATGGCATGATGTTTTATGATAGCACAACTAGTAAAATTACAGGATATCAAAACAACGCATGGGTAGCACTAATTTAAAATAAATAAATTAAACTTATTTAAGAGGCTTACAATGCAAGTTGTGAAAATTACGTGGCGCGGCGGTCCAGAGTGGAATCCAAACTCTGCTAGTTCAATTGATTCAACTAAAAAGAAAACACCAATAGAGCACTTGATAGAAACTGGTGGACAGACATTAGAAGAAACTATAGATGCAATCAGTCATTTTAAAAAAATGCCAATTAAAGTAGAACAAGAAAAAGTAACCGAAGATCCTAACATCAATTGGGTATCCAAATTTATTATAACTTTGGAAGATGATTCAGATGCTAGTTTTGTTGCAAGCGAGCTTAATAAATTTTACGAAAAGAAAAAACAATCACTAATAGAAAGTGATAGTGATTATTCAATTGATATTGAAATTAATAAAATTGAACATCTTGTAAATTAAGTTTACTTCTAAAATCTTCAGTAAATACTCCATCAATCCTTAGACTCCAAGTCATAGCGGAATTAATATCGCCGCCATGCATATCAAGATCGTTAAAGAATGCCACAGGAGTATTGACATAGTGCTTGATTTTATTCACCTCATCATATACATAAAAGTTTTTAGATTCTGTTGGACAGATCCAAAGGAATTCATTGCTATGCGGAGTATAGCTTAATCCGTCTCTATGTGTTAATAGTTTGCAATCATGCTCGTGGATAAAGAATAAAATACGACCGTACTGTTGAAATACATCAGCGGTTAGTTTGTCCAACCAGATTTTTAATTTTGGAAATTTGTCTATATTAGAAGTCCATTCAAAAAAATCAGATTTAGATTTATGTAAATATGCTTGAATAGGATCTACATCTTTTCTAGGCTCTCTTAAGTAAACGGTAGTAGACGGGTTGTACAAATTAAAATATAACTTGGCAAATATGTTCTGCTGATTATGAGACATTTTATTCCATATGTCTTTATACTCTTCAGATTTTTTCATTTTGTTTTTTAACAACATAAAATTACCGAATGTATCTGCATCCTCAATACCAGGACCGTATACTCCTGCTTTTATATCGCTAACAGCTATACCTGCACAGATTTCTAAATTAAGAGATTTTAGTTCTTCCACATTAATAAACGACTGACAATCTAAAAATGGTTTATCTAATAGCCCTTTCATAAAATTTCCTTATCAAATTTTAACGATGGCAAAATATGTCCATCTATCATCATATCAAGCGGGTGAACTTTACCAAAAAAATCATTGCTTTCCCATGCTTGCTCGTTTGGTAGCCAATTAAACCACGGATTAAATCCAAGTATAACATATATTCTATCAGTCTTATCTGTATTGTCTATTTGAATCTGCCTATGAACAATATTTGTATCCCAAGTATATGCGTAACCTTTTTCAGGAATGCGCGGGCCGTTGTCAGCTATTTCCATAGCATATGAATTAGTAGTTTGAATTGGAATAATCACGCGAGTATTATGCACAATAGGTTCATCACTGTGCCATGTCCATCTATCATTTCCTTGTTCGTAATTTTTAGAACTGATCCTATAATCTCGAAACTCTCCGCGTTGCCACGCAACTCTACTACGCAACACTTGGCAATTGGCACTTTCGGTAATCGTTTTGATTCCGCTTTCTACCGAAGCATTAGTCCAATCCGTAAAACTCCAAGTATCAAAATACGCATCTTTTTCTTTATGATACTGACTTAATTTTTCTTCGGCAGGTAATTTAATTGATGTTGCTTGCTCAAGTGAGATGAGTCTATGACGAAGCAATTCTGCAACAACTGATTTGTACCCTTTCTCAACAGCAATGCGAGTGAGAGGTAGCAACTGTTGACTTTCTTCTAATTTCTTGTAAAGAGCATTTCCTAAATTAGAGAATAGGAACCAACTAATAGGACTAGGTAGCTCACCCATTCCTGCACTTTCTGCTTGTAATCCTTGTGAAGCTGCATAAACTGGATTGGATTTAATACTCCATCCTCCGTAATAGCTGCCTCTGTTGAGATAATCTACACCTTCATTTGGTCTTCGAATTTTATCATGTTCTGTTTTGGTAGTATTTTCATTTTTATTAATCCAACCCCACCATTTGTATTTGTCAGTTGCGTGATTGATTCCGTCTAAAAGTTTATTAACATCAAACTCTGTGTTCATACGTAATAAATTTTTCCCCAAATACCTTGGAGAAAGTTTCTGCATCATACCAATAAGATTAAACTTGTTTTCAATCCATATATGACAAGGACGATTTATAGGAACTTCTTCCTTGTAAATTTTGATACGAGACATTTAATTTGATCGTTTTTTAATTAGTGAAATAAGCATCCCTGACGGGTCAACTTCCCACCAATTTATTTTTCCAAAATTGCTTGCCTTAACATCACCGTGGTGATTATTATGCCAGCATTCGCCTAGCACAAAGGGAAATAGAATTGGAACATTTGTACTGTTATCATCCGTATCATAGTTCTTGTAACCTAAAAACGTAAAATGTGTGAGACTATTTGTTAAACTATAACTGTTAAATGTAATTACGCTAGGTATAATAACAAACCATAACCAAAAATCAAAACTGATTAATGCTATAATAAGATTGGCTGACCACCAAAGCGGCATATAGTGTTTATGGCAAAATGCATATAGAGGATTTCTTAAAAGATCAATGATACGTCGTTGATTAATATCAGTCTCTTCAATTTTCCATAGCCATAAAAACCAACTATTAAAAAAACCTTTTAAAGGAGTATGCGGATCTTTTTCTTTATCTGCAAACGGATGATGCAAATCTCTATGAGTAGCTGTCCAAAATATTGGACTCCCTTGTCCTGCTAACATAGCAAAAAACAGCATTATGTATTCAATAGGCTTGTAAGTTTCAAAACTCTTGTGACTGATGTATCTGTGATAACCCATTGTAATACCCAGAATCATTATGCAAAAATATCCAGCAACCAAATAAGCCCAAAATATGTTTTGCCATGCACCTGAGGCGGCAGATACCACAGCATATAGCCCAAACAAATGCATGGGGATCAGTCCGCCCCATAGATTTTTATAGGTAAATGTAATTCTTGTAAATTCTTTTAATGTTAAATTTGTACGCATTTTTTTGTCCCTGTTCTCACTCTTATCTCAGTATTTAACTTCTGCCGCCCCATTGACCCCCATACCCATTCATCAACTGGCATGGTGTTAGGTGGAACAATAACACTCCAGTGGTAATCGTATGTGCTATCAATGTCTTTAAAGTAGCGGTCTGCTACTGCTTGATAACGATTTCTTCCAGTTTCTGGAATGATCATGTGCCAACTATTAAGACCTTTGGCTTCACAAACTTCAAACATTTTAGTCCAAAGTTGCAAAATGCCATTTTTTCGAATACTGTATCCGGGTCTAGCTTTTAAGTTACCCACTACCCAACTGTTATCCAACGGGTAAGGTAAATCACTTCTCCAACCCATACAGCTTACCAAAATATCATTTTCAAAATAACCATACAAATCATGTGTGTCGTTTGCTGGAAGATAGTACTTTGCCATGCCCTCAACCCAACGTTTTCGATAATATAAAGCTGATTCTAGTATATTAGGAGCCATTCCCGAAATAGAAGATTTGGTATTGACTAATTCAACTAATAAATCTTGATCTGCTAGTGTTAGTTTTCTAGTAATAGTGTTCATTTATATTAAATTTTATGAGACCAGTTATTTAACACATTTTTATCACCATGAAAAATTATCTTCTGCCAGCATGACCGGTCAGCTTCGTTGCTGCATGTTAAGAACTTTTCGTTAGGCAAGTAAAATTCCATGCCGGTCATGTTGGTTAAAATTTCAGAGGCCCACTGTTGCCATTTCCCATCAGTTTGTCTAGACATAAAAACAGCTTGTGAGTTGTTGCGTTTACACCACGCTAACTGATCTTCAATGAGCATACCAAACCCTTGATCAATATCAAATGCAGATCCGGAATTCATTGTTGGTTTCCATAGTCTGTTTAATATCCTGTAAGTGTCTTGTGGCCAGCATGTTCTGGCTAGTATACTGCAAATAATTTTTGGACGGCCGTCGTAACCCCAATAAATACTTTTTGCACTAACTTCGCTAATATGTGCTATGCTATAATTACTGTACAATCGATGATTGGTATTTTCAAATTGTAATTGTCGGTATTGTTCGTAGACCGCATCTAGCGTACTATCATTGACCCAAGTTGTGACTTGATTTTTATACATATGAAACTAATTCAAAACCCTTGTAAAAGTATCTGTAAGACGAAAGATAATGTATGTATCGGTTGCAAACGCACGACTGAAGAAATACAAAATTGGGCTAGTTTATCAAACGAAGAAAAAAAATTAATTGTTGAAAGAATTAAAAATATCGATGGTGATCCGGATACTTTTCGGCACTAGTTTTAAAATGATTCTCCATCATATCTTTGTCTTTAAGTGTGTGTACAACTAATAATATTACTTTATTAACACCTTCAGTTTTATCCGATCCGTGCAAACATGTTGCATTATTATAAACAAACCAGTTTGTGTCTTTAGGTAAAGTAACATAGTTTACACCTGCACCCATTTTAAAAACTTTAAAAGTGCATTTAGGGTTTTCATCATATATTATAGATCGTAATGCTACAGGTTCTGCAGTATGATCTTTATGAAAAGGAATATTGATTGAACTATTCCATAATCTCAAAGCAAGTATTTCATCAATCCAAGGACACGCTGCATACATATCGTCAACTACATTTGGAAATATTTCTTTATAATTAAGATAAGGTAGTTTCCAGTGGCCGTCTTCTAACATTTTTTCGTCTTTGGCGTATATATTGAGACCAATAAAAAATTCTTTATTTTTAGAAGTTTCGGAAAGTCTGTTACCAGCAGGATCAGATTTAACAAGATAGCTTGGGCCCGCATGCTCTTTCCATTTTTTCCAAAATAAATCCCAGTCCTGCGGAACTAGAGGTGGCGCGGATAACGCAGCCCATATCAAATTATCTGTGTTTATATTATTCATACTATTTTCTTAGATTAATTAATTATTACTGTACATTGTCCGGTATTTGTCACTACTACTATTCTAGCAGTTTTATCAGATTCTTGTAACCATTCTGAAAATGCTTTTTTTTCGTGTTCATGTGCATGCCACTCATCAAAGACAATAACAGTGCCTGAAACAATGTAGTTGCCGATGTGATTAAAAATTGTTTTTGCACTGGAATACAAATCAGAATCTATATGTAAAAAAGCAATAGGATTAATATCTGTCTCTTTAATAAAAACAGGTAACGAATCTTTAAACCATCCGTCTACTAATTTAACATTCTTATAAACCTTAGGTTTCTCTGCCGACCAACTTCCCATCGGAAACGTTATACTTTTAGTTGGATCACTTAACGAGTTTTTTATAAACCATTCTTCAGGAATACCTTGCCAAGAATCAAAACCGTATATAATGTTTGAACCAATTCTTTTTGCAATAAAATTAATGGTATGTCCTTTAAATACTCCAAATTCCAAATACGATCCTTTAATTGTTACCTTAACTAAAGCAAACCAGAGGTTCCTAAATCTACCCGATGTGGACTTAGAGTTGTCCAACAAGTTAAGTTCAAAGAAATTTTCATCAAATAAAATTCTATCCATATATGCTACATTTCCCATAATGGAAATCCTTTATCTTTTGTATGTTCAACTTGCTTTAATAATAATTCAGGATACTTTACTTTCCCAAATGCTCTCATTAATATTTTATAATGATTTTTATTGAAGTCAGCGCCGTGATAAAAATTTCTGTTATTGAATGCAAATAAATTTTGATTTTCGTTATACGGAACATGTTGTTCTTTTTTAGTAAGTGTATGCCTTACTTTAAATGTTGGGCTAGGGTTGTTGTCATATATCAAAGATCTAATAGCAACCGGGCCTGGAAATAAAGGAGCAGGATCTATATGGTATGGCACCACCCGAAGGCAAGCCCAAAGAACAACAGTATCGCATTCGAACCAAGGCATGCGATCTTCTAATTCTTCAACATAAGGATCCCACAGACTAGGTTCTAAAACTACATTTTGTTTCCACGTACTACCTTTGACGTACCCATCTGTCTTCAAGTAGGTTATCATCCCATCAAATTGCGGAAGTTCAGTAGCTAAAAATAAATCGTTACCACGACTTTCATCTAGAGAATCTTTTTTTACTTTAGTCAAGGGTTCTTTATTGTTATTCCACATGTCCCAAAACTTATCCATACTATGCGGATACAAAGGTTTAACATCTGGTATAAAATATCCTACTTTTGATAAATCCATTATGAACTTCCCTCGTGTTTTGCATTATTTGTTAACTGATTATTTATAAACAGCTTAAACCCATCGGGATCAATCAACGGGCCGTCGATGCGTATTAATATTTTTTTACCGTCTATTGGTGATGATGCACCGTGGAAGAATTTTTCATTGTTAAAAAATAGTAAATTTGGGCCGGTTGACAAATCGGGAAAAAATATGTTAAATGGATTACGAGTTACAAGATAAAATGTACGGTTCTTACATTCGTCTAATAACATTATTCGAGGAGCACTTGGATAAGGGTCTCTGGGTAAGCCGTCTTGGTGAGGACTAACTTGTTTTTTATTAGACCAAAGTGTGATGCCTTGTACGTCAAACCATGGAAGACTTTTAATAATTTGCTGGATAAGATCTCCAAACAATTCATCGTTTGGTTTGTAGTTAACTTCCCAAACAATTGTTTTTTGATAAGACGGCTGTTGCCATATAGTTACTCCATCCCAAAATTCACCGTCATAGCCTCCAGCGTTTCCACGAGAATCTTTTTGTATCCTTTTGATAGGAATTGTTACTACATTCCACCAGTCCCAAAATTGTTCACGATTGATTTCAAATCTAGGAATATTAGGTACAATGTAGGCTATATTAGAAAGTTCCATAATATTATTCCTCAGTTATTACAAAAATATCTTTGTATTCTGAATAACTGTCTTCTAAAATTTTGAACCAACGCGGCTCATCTATATTGCCTATTACAAAGTGTGCTATAATTTTAAAATGGCCTTCGTATGTAGCACCGTGATATATTTTAGGATTATTATATACAAAAGAGTTAGTATTCTCGGGCATTTTTAAAAATTGTTTTTCAGAAAATCTGTTTCTTTGAAAGAAAAAATTAGGATTAGGATTACTATCATAAAACATAGATCGATAAGCACAAGCATAAGGCAAGTGGTCTGTTAATTTCATACCGTCTTTATGCAGAGCAACAGGAATAATATTGCTTTGAAATAATATTTTATGAGTTTTAAAAGGCAGTTGATCTATCTGTTCTTTTAATTTGGGAAACACCAAATCAAGATTAACAAAATTCACATCCCACATTCCAGGTTTAGGATTAGGGTCAACAAGATCCCATATGAATCCATTCCAAGTTACCTCCATCCCGTTGTTTCCAACACGGTCGGGCGCAAGTCGTTTATAACCAACAGCGTTTTCTTTCCATATTTTCCAAAAAGTATCCCAGTTGTCTGGTTCTAGTTTAGGAACTTTTATAGGTAATGCTAAAATTTTGTTTATATCTTTCATGTATCATTCCAGCCAAAAATAACTTGTAAGTCGTGTTAGTTTGCAATTACCGTTAGTTACTGATCTTCTATGCGGACATTGATTATTATCAAAAATTACAAAATCATACGGACGCCACTTAACTGTAAATTTTGGAATGTCTGGAGAATTTAATAAATCTTGACAAAGCAATTTATACGCAGAAGTATCAAAATTTCCCTGTAGTTGTGTTCTATTATCGTATCTTAAAACTTTTCGACCAATATGATCGCATTGCGATATAATATTTCGTACAGTATAAGTATCTGCGTTCATGTAGTATTTTCCTAAATAATTCTCTAATTCAGGAAATTTTTCTAACAAACGGTCAGTTAGCCATTTAACATCAGCAAATTCTGTTTGATTATTGGCATCGACACTTGTGCAATATAACGACCGTATGGGTAAGTATGATGATTCTAAATACGTTTGATCCGTGTGCCATCCCTCTCTAGCGCCTTTTAACCAATCATTATTATCTAAATGAATTATGTATGGGTATTCTTTATCTGTAAATTTGACTGGGGCTTGCTGATCAAGATAAGATTGTACCTTACCTAGTTTAGACATTGTGTGAAATAATACAGCATCACTAAACTGCATTCCTCTGAAACAAATCACACCGTGCTGTGATAGCAATTCACGAAGGCGATCCTCTGTATAGTTAACTGGATGGTGATGAATAAATTTACCAAACATAATTATATAAGATGAGTAGGTTCTTTATTAAATCTAAAACTAATAGACACACGATTATTATCTGTTTGATTATCTATACTGTGTGGTTTCTTGACATTTAGAAGTACCGGTTTGTTTAACGTAAAAAAACACACTTCTGACACCATCTCTGGTTCGTACGACACGTACGGTAGATTGGTTCCGGGAGTATATTTAACTTTAACCTGCGGTGCGCCGTCTTTTGGTTTATAGAAATAAGTTCTAGTATTTTCACAATTGAAGACTGGAAAATTAATAGCTAATTCGTTATCACCTACATCAGTATGTATCATTTGTTTAAATTTAGTAGGTGTCGAAATATAAGCAACCTTTGTTACCAATAAACCCTGACTCTTAAACCAATTTTGAATAGAAGGTAAAATATCTAATACTTTCTGTACGTCAAGCATTTCAAAACGATGAGGGTGATAATCTTTATTTTTAAAAAAATTAAAAATTTCATCCGGGTTGTAGGGAATGTCAAGGTATTTAAAATAAAAAATATCAGTCATATTGCAGGTTTCCAATATTCTGCTAAACTTATTCTTTCTATTCCTTTGTAGGCAAACAACAAACAATTAGTCTGTGTTAAATTATTGTTAAAACATAGTTTTGTCAATTCTTGTGAATAAGTTTTCCACCAGTAGTCTATGTCAAATCTATCTAAAATGTGATTTACTAATTTAACACCTGATAAATTTACGTAGCCTAACTTATTGAGTATTGTTAATGTGCTTATTTCAGTTTTAGAAAACATTATACCTATACGATTATACGGTATAGCCAACGTCTTACTAAAGCTAAAACTAGCTGTTTCAAAGTTAGAAATATCAATGTGGTCGGGCTTTACCAATCCTAGGTACGCACAATCAAGATGCTTGCGCAAAACTGTGCATTGTTCTGCGAACTCCAGTTGTTCTCTGTTACCCCATGTGTATCCAGGCCAGGATACAACTAAGTCTTCTGCAACTTGCGGAACTTCTAGTTCAGTATGCGGTTTTTTGTTTAGTTTATGCCAATAGCTATAATAAGAGTAGTCTCCTTTTTTCCAAGAAATATGTTTGTAATGATTAAAAATAGTGTTCAAGCTATCAGTATTACCGTTCATTACATACATATAGGGAAATTTTTCTAAGCCTGAAATCCAATCTTTAGACCAATCAGTAAACTTTGATCTCAACTCTTGGATAGGTACCAGTCTTTCATCATAGTTTAATTCTTTATCGTACGGGCTAAATGTATCTTGCGTGGCAAGATGGATGATCCTAGTTAAGTTTTCATCACGAATTGGTTTGATTAGCTTCTTGTAAAAGTCTTGTGTAGCTGTCATATGGATATTTATAACAGCTAACAGCAAGCTAACAAATTTCTAAATTTAAAACTTACCCATATAATGAGCTTTGGATCTAATCTTGCTCATTTGATTATCTGCACCAAGATAAATTGGATCTATTCCGTCAAAGAAGCCGGTGTAGTGGTATTCCCAAGAATCTCTGACACGTTGAAATTCAGGAAGCTCGTATAAGAAAAAATCTCTGTCCTTACCTATACCTGCTTGTATTGGTTTGTTTGCTTGAAATTTGCCAAAATCCCAGGTAGAAGAATAACAAATCCCTTTTGAGATACTTGTATTAACAGCCAGTACAGTGTCGTGATCAAGTATTTGATTAGTTGACCACATGAAACTTTGCAAGTGTGGATTGTACTTGAAATACAATATTACTTGGTAAGCCATTTCAAAAGCTACAGCTGGTAGATCTGGACTCCAGTAGAATGTTTCAGGAACTCCAGTGGCGCCGGCAGATAGTAACATAGCCCTATCAACAAAAAACATAAAAACATTATTAGTTTTGTGATCTATGCCAACACACGGTTTATCAGCTCCAAATATAGTAGCAACCGATTTACCATTATCCAATTGTTCTCTACCCAGCTTAGAAAAATTGGTATTCCTTCCAAAATTTCCAACACCCCATACATCAGTAACTACAGATATATTTTCTTTTTTAAATAAATCTTCAGATAAATCTTCAGTCCAGTCGCTTATTTCAATTTTAATATCTGGATGGGTTTTTGCTAGCTCTTTTAATGTGGGCTCTATTACATAGTCCCATTCACTTATTAAATTCCTAGCACTCTTATCAACTGTGTTAGGAGTATGTATAGAAGAGTTTAAAACCTTAAATGGCATATGAACAAATATCTGATCCAGCTTAATGTTATTGTTAATGAATGACATCAATACATTATGACTATCAGCGCCGCCCGAATAAGACAGTATCAAATAGTCGTACTTGTCTCTTAACTGTTGCGCACGTTGTTTATATAATTCATCTAGCGATTGCTTACCTAACAGTTTACGATCGTAATTATCCCATGCTCGATCGTGCCATATCCATCTTATTTTTGGACAATTATTTTTAGATCCATGTAACAAAGCATCGCGCCTGTTATAAAATTGCTGATCATTTACTATCCAACTTCCAAAAAATTTAGATAGTTCCTTATCTGTAGAGGAATTTACTGAGTAATTTATCATAACATATATATCTGAACATATACAGCAGATAATTTATTATGGTTTAATCGTTTGTTACAATTTCTTCGTAGCTAGTGTTGATACCATTTCTGCTATTATAATCGGATCTTGCAGCATGATCTCTAAACTCTTTTCTAGTTATGCGCCAACGGACATAGTTATCCATAGTATCAAAAACATAGGTTGCCACGGTAGTATCTTGATCTACACGGTTGCGAGAAGAACTTATAAGGCCAGGCTGACTTAAATTCCAATTTTCAGCAGCTGTTCGTATTGCCGAATTAAAAAGTGGATCAGAATCTGCAAAGAACTGTACATTGCTGGGTTTTGTAATAGTAAGAATAACTGTAACTGTCATTTTTAAGAACCTGTATTATTTCATATTATTTAGTTAAAAATTTAGTAAAATGTCCAATGTTATAAATTTGTTTACAGTATAAAACCCTAATTCAAAATCCAAGATTTCGTTTCCTTAACAATTTTTTTAAACTCCGTTGGTCCAAATGGTAACCCAACCATTTGATTATCTACAAAACTTTGTTGTACTGATTTATCTTCAAGGTATGCTTTTAAAAATTCAGACCAAAATTTAACAGCATCAGCATTAGTATTTTTTGGAACAAGGACACCATAGCCGTCTACTTCCTTCCAACTTGGATATATACTTTCCATAGTAGGAATATTGTATCCTGGAACTTTATTACGTGTAACTGTTAGAACTTTTAAGTTACCTGAATCTACAAACCCTTTAACTAGCACAAAAGGAATTCTGGCGGCAGTAATATGACCACCTACTAGATCGTTAACTACCTGTGAGCCGCCTTTATATCCAACAAGTACTGGTTCTTTGGTTGGCTTTGAAATTTTAAAAAATTCGTTTAGCATTATTTTTTGCGCAGGGGCACCGTAACCAAAAGTGATATTGTCCCCATTGTGTACAGATTTTTCTAAATCCTTAATTGTATCAATACCAGATTGTGAACTTACAACAAACGCCCCAACTGTATCACTTACTCCGGTAATAATTTCTATTGGCTTGTCAGGATATGCTATCTCATAAGATGCAACAACTCCAGATGTTGTTATTGAAATAGTGTAACCGTCGGTTAGACTTTTGGATAGTTCTCGTAACCCTATTGTGCCATCAGCTCCTGGTTTATATAACGGCACAAATTTGATATGTTTATCAATACAATATTGTTCTAACATACGAAATACTCTATCGGCGCCGCCACCGGGTGCAAATGGAATTATTACAGTTATAGGTTTTAATACAGGATCAAATGCAAAAGAACTTTGAGCAAAGAAAGTAATTACAATTGATAAAAATATTTTGGTTATGTATTTTAAGTTCATAAGTTTTGGTTATCTGTATTTGAGATTAGATGATATTTAGTAATTAGCTGCTTGACTTTTAATTGATATGACTATATAATACAAATGTGGACGTGAGTGGAACTGGTATACCTCCTCCTAGTAGCGCAAGCGAACGGAGGGACAGGGCCTTGCCCTTAGGGTGGCTTTGTAGGTTCGAATCCTACCGTCCGCACCATTTTTAACTACACACAGAGGCTCGTATGAAAAAGGCATTGGTAATCATAAGTTTGTTAGTAACCGCTAACTCGTTTGCATATCAAGAAGATCCGCATGAAGAGTTCAATATGACTCGTAACATGACCAATCGAACAACAATTACATTTAGACCTGTAGCCAATGTACAAGCTGCCTGTGATGCAGAAAGCAAACGTTTGACTGGACAGGGTTTTGGATTTGGTGTGGATGCTTGCAGCTTTTGGAATGACCAAGGCACCCAGTGTACAATCATTACTGGACCTACCGCAAACTTCCACACAATTGGACATGAAGTAAGACATTGCATTCAAGGTAATTTTCATGCAGGAAAAAAATAAAAAAGTAGCAAGCAGTCACGAACGACACACCTTCCAAAAAGAAGGGTATATCAAACGCTGTGAGGAAAAAGGTGAAGAGCCTAGTCCTGACGTTGTTAATATGTACAACTCTTTTAGAGATCAGGATGAGGCTGATCTTGTTGATCCAACATGGCAAAAAAACAACATGGAATACGATTTGCGGGCCAGTAAAGAAATGTGCGACAAAGTCAAACAGTCAGACAACTATGCTCAAAACTTGTATGCGGCTATGTGCAACATGACTTGGCAAAGCAGAGAGTTTTGGCAGGAACTAAAAGGTGAAGCTTGGAGTTGCAGTTGGCGACACGCTGGCGGCATCATTGCTGACATGCAGGAAAAGGGTGACTACATTGATTGGTACTGTAGCGGCATTGGTAATAGTGAAGATGGCTACGGTCTTGCAGGCAACAAACCTGAACAAGGTGCTTATGTGCCAGAAGGTGTTGTTACGGAAGAAATTGAATTGGATTTGAACCGTTTGGGTTGGAGACCAATTCCTTGGAGTGATGATGAATAACAGAGTAAATACACAATGGAAAAACTAACATTTAACGCAGAAGATATATTTGAAGACATTCCTGGAGATCCGGACAATGTTATTATGAAACTTCCGCCTGAGCTCTTGGAGCACACCGGCTGGAAAGACGGAGACACGTTAAACATTGAAATCGAGGATGGCGCCATTGTGATTAGTAAAGTATGAGTAAAGACGATGTAATTGAATTAACCGGACAGGTTGAAGAAGTATTGCCCGGGAATATGTTTAGAGTAAAAGTTGATAATATGCCTAATTTGTTACTTTGCTATTTGGGCGGAAAACTTAAACAGAATAAAATAAGAATTATCTTGGGAGATAATGTAAGACTAGAAGTCAGTACATACGATCTCTCAAAAGGTAGAGTAACTTATAGGTTGTAATAATGAATATAATTCTCGAACGTGTGTTCAATGTATGTAAGACAGTTCGAGAATCTAGTCCTGAGCAGACTACTTTCAAAAAGTTAATAGGTCGTACCCGCAATACATTCAAGCTACACAATTTTGATATTGCTATTAAAACCAAAAAAGATCAAGATTTAGAAGCAGACAAATGGTATGTCATGGCGTACTATGACAGTGAGAATGATTTCAATATGGACACAGCTATCGAAGTCATAGTGTATCACAATTTGCAAGGCGACGAACCGTTTGGCTCTCATCAGGTAACTAGTTTCCTTACAGAAATCTTTGATGCCACTGTACATGAGTTCCGGCACCAATATCAAAGTATACGGCGTGATCATAATCAATACGGTGAACACGTTGACACGCCATACGAGCGTTATCTAGCAGACGACGATGAATTGGATGCTTATGCTTTTAGCATAGCAATTGAACTGCTACGCACAATGGATGCTGAACGTGCCAAGCGCAGAATGAGCAGAATAAGTGTTTTGAGCAAGATGCGTACAGGTGCTCAATTTTCTAGTCCGCAACTAAAAGCCTACATTGGCCACTTTGGCTTGAACAATCTAACCAAAAAGTTATCAAAAAAGATATATCATCACTTGAATACAGTTGACAAAAGATACGTTTTCATGTAAAATACACGTATAGAAACTAACAAAGTGAGCAACATGAAAACGTTTCCTACACAACAAGTTTTAGAACTGGCTTGTGCCGCACAGCGAGTTAACGGTGCATATCTTAAGGAACCAGTGCCAGTATTAGCGGCAGACTTTACTTATATGTACTCAAAACAATCTAATAAAATGATGATGTTGTGTACAGTAAATCCTAATAACTGGACAGCTGATCCAAAAGATGCTCCTATGCCACTTCGTGTGTTGCCCGAAGATATCATATCAGCAGAAGAGATTAAAACATATTTTAAACGACTGTTGTTTGCAGCCATCGAAGGTGAAAACGAATTTCAAACTAATATCAATAGTTTTTTGAGTGACAATACAATTGAACTTAAAAACTTTGGATACATTGCCTGCTTGCCAAGTGTCTATGCTAGAGATAGGGTGCAGAACAAGATCAAAAAAGTTGCACGACAAGCAGAAGAAGGTTATCTTGGAGAAATTGGTAGCCAGCTAAAAGATTTAGATTGCGAAATACTTGAATCAGTTAAGTCAAAAAACTTTGAAGGTTACAATATTTCTGCTATAATAAACAACAGAATGGCTTCTTGGTTAAACAAAACTGCACTGGCACTGGGTCCGTGTGTAATTGTCAAAGCCAAAGTTAAAGATCACACTAAACACTGGAAGCATCAAAATGATGTGACTAGGTTAAATTACGTTAAGGCAGTACAATAATGTATAAAACAATTTGCACAGAAGTCGAAGTAGATGTCGATTTGAGTGACTTTGACACTGAAGACTTGATTGAAGAATTAGAAAGCCGTGGCACCGGTGTCAGTGACTTTGGCGACGGCAAAGAAATACTGGAGTCTATTCACGCAAAGCGTAGACTGGGAAAAGATTATCAAACTGAATTGGATCAATTGATCTGGGCAGGACTAGGAAAATTTATATGAGTACATGGACATTTAGAACATTAATGACTATCTTAGGCATAGTCATCATTGCACAACTAGTTATGTTAGTAATTACCAAGCCTAGACCTATTATGTGTTTAGGTGGAGTCATTATGGAACAACACGATGACATGTGGATACAAGTTGGAATATTCCCTAAATTTTGTGTGCCTATAGATAAGGATTGATATGAGCGGTTGGAATACAATTCAAAGAATTCGCAATATCGAAGAAAAAATCGATCAACTGGGCTTTAAGTTCAGCAAGAGTAAACATACCGATTGGTCAGAAGATCACGGTGCTCTAAGCCTTGTGCCAAAAGATCATGATGCCCTGCCAATTTACAGCCGTGATGCGGAACTGTTTGTTGGTAGTTTGGAACGACTAGAAGATTGGCTAGCCGGTGTGCGCTGGGCCCGTGAATACGACATGATGTTAAAGTTAAGCGATGAAAAGAAACGTACTGCCGCTGAACAAAAAGAAAAGAATCGACAATTGATGCGTACCCTTAAAGAAGGCCGACGTGTGGAAGGTGTAGTAGAATGAAAAAGATATATTACGAAAAGATTGGACGCAAGTACGTGCCAGTTGCCGAGTATGACAACGACTTTCTAGACAGCTTTACTAAGGGTACACACTTGGTCATGAGCTATCCCGGCGGATCCAGTCGCAGATACAATATCGATCCTAACTATGCCGCAATGATTGCCGCTGGCCGAGTTGCCGAAGATGCTATCTGTAAGGCTATCTCAAAAGCCAGTGAACTACGGCCAAAGAGTACTCCCATTACTCCAGGACAAAAGAAGGCCTGGGAAAAGTTGGCAAAAGAGTTTGGCGATGATCTTTGCACACTGCACGGACTCAGTGTACATGACTGTGCTGAAGCAGGAGTCCGAGCCATGATGCTGGAAGCTGACAAGTTATTGTCTAACCCAACTGTACGTAAGGCATACGAAAAGTTTTTATTTGTAGCAGAATTAACGAGAGATCATAATGAGCAAAGCAAAACATAAACCTCACCAATGGATTGACG